GGGCGAGTAGGTAAGAAGATAGCAAATACTCTCTTAACTGGAGAGAGTCAAGGGGTGGCAGAGCGTGACTTTAGAATTAGAAAGCTAACCCCTCGTGAATGTTGGAGGTTGCAAGGTTTTCCAGATTGGGCATTTGACAAAGCTCAAGAAGTAAATAGCAACAGTCAATTATACAAGCAAGCAGGAAATAGCGTGACAGTCAATGTCATTGCTGCAATCGCAAAAGAATTGAAATAAAAGGAGAAAAACAAATGCTAAATAAAATCGATATACCAGGAACAAGTATCACGCTAGAAATCGTAGATAAGACCATCACGATTACAAACAAAATTGAATATGATATGCAGATGCATTTCAGAAATACGGACGCAGATGCTTCTCTTGATACAAACGGCGACGTGTTTGAGCCTCTCTATTGGCTAGATATTAAGGCAACACCGAAAGTTCCGACAGAGTATCATACGAGCCTTGGGATCAAAAGAGAAAAGCGCCACTTGGCCGAGCTTCAGAAGTTCTTTGAATTCGTTGAAGATAACAAGCGCAATCTCTTTGACATTTGTGGTATTAAGGGAGAACTACAATGAAAAATCTGACCTTATCGTTAGACATTTCAACCACTGCGACAGGATGGGCCTTATTTGAAGGTTCTATCCTTGTCGAGAGTGGTGTCTTAAAACATAAAAGCAAGTCATTCTTTGAACGTGGACGTTTCATGGCTGGAGAATTAAGAACCATTCAATTAAGAGCCTTGCAACATTATGAAGGTCCGTTTGAGTCGATTGTAGTTGAGAAGAACTCAGTCATGGGGCCGAATCAACAGTCTATGATTAGCATAGGAATTGTGACGGGCATTATTCTTGGACGGTTAATTGCTGACAACGTGTATTTTGTGAATGTTTCGACTTGGCGCAAGTATTGGAAGTTCAGCTACAAAGACCGTAGCAAGAAATCAATGAAGCTGCAGGCAGTTGCTAAGGTTTCCGAGAACTTCGACCTTAACGTCAAAGACGACGAGGCCGATGCAATCCTGATTGGTTCGTATTTTGTAAATTATGGCCAAGAATTCGGAGATCTGGAAAACCATAAGGTGAGTTGAGAAGGTGGAGTAATGCAGAAAATAACGTTTATAGTAGGGCTTGGAGGCGAGAAAATAGAATTCAAAACAGATAGAGAGGATTTTATCAATGAATTAAAATTTCGTTATGAAAACAAGCAGCTTCTTGAAATCAATCTTGGTAGTGAGATTGTGTTGCTCAATCCCAGCAAGATCTTATTTGTTAAAATCGAGGAGGTGAAGTAGATGGAATTTTTATTAACGAGCACGTCAAGGGAAGTTGAAAAACAAATTCCTAACACCACAATTAAAAAATACACAAAAAGAGAAGTTAGAACCTGTTCGACATTTGAAGAATTTGATAAGCGATTTTCTAGGAGAGAAGGCACTTGGCTTTCTAAAGGAGTTAATCATAAAACATCTAAAGGTCGAATACAAAGAGAATTCCCGAACGAGGCAGAGGGGCATTTTATCGAAATCAATTCGATAGAGGAGTTACTAGAATTTCAGAGAGAAGTGAGAAGTGAGCTGGTAATTACTTCTGCAACTGATAATGAGTCAATTCCAGCTATTGAAATTTATAACGATTATAGGGAGTAAACATGAAACAATTTATAGCGTTATGGATTGTATTGTCTGCTACTTTGAATATTTGGCAGAGTATCCACATTAAAAAACTAGAAGAAAAACGCCCGATTGTAATCTACAAAGCAGATAATCAAGGCGCTGATATATTTGGAAAAGTCCTTGAAAAAGGACGGTACGGCAAGCTATACACAATTACAATTCGTGATTTCGGTGTGTTCGTGGTTACGAAGGATGTGTATGACAAGGTGAAAGTTGGGGATGAGGTGAGGTTTTAGGTGGATAAAATAGGATATGAAAGACTATTGCTACAAGATCACGTCTGCAATATTCTGAACTGGTCAACAGAACGGGGGATAGATAAGTGTAGCAGCAAAAAACAAATGTATAAAATTGTTGAAGAGGTAGGAGAGTTGACCTCTGCCTATCTAAAGAATGATCTTGATAAATTCATGGACGCAATTGGCGATGTATTTATTGCGATTACAATTTTTTGTCAGCAAGAAAGTCTGAAAGTTATGGAGTTTTATTATCCGGCGGAATATTGCGCGGATTTTAATCAGGCTCTAAATCGACTAATCTTGTCTACTGCCGATATGTTCACGTATAATTGGCATATTAAATCGATTACAAATCTTTTGGGTTCTCTTTCTGACTGTGCTCGCTTGAGAAATGTCTCAATGGTATGTTGTGTGGAAAAATCGTGGAACGAAATCAAAGACCGCAAGGGTAAAATCATCGATGATATGTGGGTTAAGAAGGAGGATTTGGGATGAGACCAAAAAAATATCCATATTCAGGAAGAAAAAAGCAAGAAACACCGTCGCCATTATTTTCTGCACGACCAATTTTTAAAGAAGTTCCAATTGTAGAAGAAGTTAAGGTTGAGTTCGGAGTTGAAGCTAAGATTGGACGTTCATATCCAGAAACGATAATACATTTAGATATTTCTGGATATGGAAATAGAGTACATTCAGTGCGTTGCTTCCCTAATATCTTACTGAGTGTTGGCGAGTCAATCCAACTAAAGATACTCTTTTATAAAAAGCTTAGAAATTTGACCGCAGATCGTTTTTTGACCTTTAGAGAATCTGATTGGAATCTCTTTATCTGTGATCTGGTCAGCGAATTTGTGCATTAGAAAATTAATGAGGAAATGGAGAACAAGAATGAAGCCTAAAAAATATCCGTACACAGGGAGCAAAATAAAGAAAGTGACTACAACAGGAATAGGAGCTCGAGAGCTTGTGGTTTTTCCTAACGTAGCTTTTAGAAAAGACTTACTCAAACACATTTTTTCAGTCGTCAAAATCCATGACAACACTACAATCATTTACTTCAGAATTCCAAAAGTATTCGGATACGAGGAGGAAAGAGCAAAAGTACATCTAAGCTATGAAAAGACGATGAGGATACTCAATAACTACTAAAAAAAGCCAAGGCACTCTCTGCCTCAGCTAATAGTAATATCGCAAAGACTATTATACCATAAAGGAGACAGAGAGTGAACAAGGCTAAAGAGCTCTTGAATGAGCTACAAAATCTTGATATGGATATTCAAAGCCGCATAGACGAAATCAAAGAACTTGAGGCTGGTTTGCTCTCAAGTCCTAAATGGACTGATGTCAAAGTTCAAGGCGGACAAGCTAAAAAAGTTGATGACGTCTATACTCAGCTTGTCGTGATGAAAGAGGCTATAGAACAGGATACTAAAGAGGTTATTAACAGGAAACTTGAATTAGGTAGAATGATCAACAGGCTTAAAAATCCAAAGTACAGGGCAATCCTGAGAATGACATATATTACTAAAACGTATATCGAGGATATTTGTGATAAGTTATCAATCAGCAAGAGCTCGTATTACAGCATGCGTAAGGTTGCTATTGAAGAGCTGGAGGTAATTTTGGAATAATTTGGAATTTCTTGAGTTATCTTGAGAATACTTTGAGAATATGTGTTAATCAAAACAATCTTGATGTGCACTGTAACGATAATCTGTTAGAATGGTAGTATCAAGAATTAAAGCAAAGGCACCTTAGGCAACGACCTAGAAAAGCTTCTGAAAAACTGCTGGCTTGGGTTACCAGTGGCGATAGAGTAGGATGTTTTAATATCGCAAAAAAGACTACAAAAAATAAAAAAGAAAAAAGTAATTTCTAATTAACACCGCAAGTCTGTAGTCTGCTTGCACCAAGTCACTCTTTGAGTGGCTTTTTATTTTGTCGGAAAGGAGGTAGTCCGGTGAGTGGATAAATTAACCCCAAAACAAGAGCTATTTGTCCAAGGGATAATCTCCGGGCTATCTCAAAGACAAGCGTATAGACAGGCTTTTTCAACTTCTAAAAAGTGGAAAGATAGCACGGTCGATGTTAAAGCAAGCGAGCTTCTTCAAAATGGTAAGGTTTTGGTAAGGTATCGTGAGCTGCTCAAACAGTTCTCTAATATGTCCTTATGGTCCAGAGAGCAGGCTTTCAATGAGTATGAATGGCTCAAGAACAAGGCAAGAGCTAGTATTGAACAAGACGGGATAAGACAAGCGAACTCCAACGCATTTCTTTCAGCTTTGGACGGCATGAATAATATGGCTTGGAAGGACTTTGAATTGACTGATGAGAAAATCAGACAAGAGATTGAATTGCTCAAGATCAAGATTGAAAGCAATCAAGGCTCCAAGTCTGATACTACTCTCATGGAAGCTCTGTTGAATGCCGTGAAGGGTGGTGATGAGGTTGAAGATTGATTTTTCAAACAAACAACTCAACATCATTCGTAGACCGTTCAACTATGAGCTTGAAGTCAACGAGGGCACGCCTCGAAGTGGTAAGACAACCGCTGGTCACTTCAGATACGCAAGATATTTGATTGAGTCACCAGACGAGAACCATCTTATAGCTGCATACAACCAAGAGCAAGCCTACCGTCTATTTATCGATGGCGACGGTACAGGTCTGATGCACATCTTTGATGGCAATTGCAAAATCAAGCATGATGAGCACGGAGACCATCTCTTGATCGATACACCGAACGGCACTAAGCGTGTCTATTATAAAGGGGGCGGTAAAGCAAACAGCGTAGGTGCTATCACTGGTATGTCTTTAGGCTCAGTGGTCTTTTGTGAAATCAATCTACTGAACATGGATTTTATCCAGGAAGCATTCAGACGGACGTGGGCTGCTAAACTACGCTATCATCTAGCTGACCTGAACCCTCCAGCACCACAACATCCAGTTATTAAGGATGTCTTTGACGTCCAAAATACACGCTGGACGCATTGGACCATGGATGACAATCCCATTCTGTCAGAAGAGCGCAAGCAATCTATTATTCAATCGCTGAAGAAGAATCCTTATCTCTACAAGAGAGACGTGCTTGGTCAGCGTGTCATGCCTCAGGGCGTTATTTACGGGCTTTTTGACCTTGAAAAGAACATCAAGGATAACTTGGTAGGCGAACCTATAGAAATGTATTTCAATGGCGATGGCGGACAATCTGACGCCACCTCAATGTCTTGTAACATCGTTACTAAGCATAGAAAGGACAACAAGACTTTCTTTAGGCTCAATCGTGTAGCTCATTACTATCACAGCGGAGCTGAAACTGGCCAAGTCAAGGCTATGTCCACCTATGCAGTCGAGCTTCGAGCATTTATTCAGTGGTGCGTGAGCAAGTATCAAATGCGCTATACCGATGTCTGGATTGACCCAGCATGTAGATCCTTACGAGAGGAATTGCATAAGCTAGGAATTCAGACAAGGGGAGCCTTGAACAACGCCCATGACGTTAGCAGCAAGGCAAAAGGTATTGAGGTAGGGATTGAGCGTGGCCAGAATATCATTTCGTCAGGTCAGTTCTTGCTTATCAATCACCAAGAAGAAGAGTATGACCATTACTATTTCTTGAAAGAGATTGGTTTATATAGCCGAGACGATAACGGACGACCGATTGATAAAGATAACCACGCAATGGACGAATTCAGATATAGTGTGAACGTATTCTATAAGCGTTACGCTAATTTTTAGCAATAAGGAGCCGATAAATGGGCATTATTCAATTTGTCAAAAATCTATTGAAGAGAGGACAGTACGCAATGACTACAGAAAGTCTGACAAGTATCACAGACCATCCTAAAATCGCAGTGACAAGCGCAGAGTATCGTCGAATCAATGAGAATCTAAGATACTATCAGAGTAACATTGAGAAGATAACATACACGAATACCGATGGTGTCAAGAAGCAAAGAGAAGCGACTCATTTGCCAATCGCTCGAACCGCTGCCAAGAAGATTGCCAGTCTGGTCTTTAACGAGCAGGCTTCGATTAAATTGGACGATGAGCAAGCAGACGCATTCATTCAAGAGACTTTAAAGAATGAACGCTTTAACAAGAATTTTGAGCGCTATCTTGAGAGTTGTCTTGCTTTGGGTGGTCTTGCCATGAGGCCTTATGTGGATAATGGACGAGTGAGAGTGTCATTCGTTCAAGCGCCTGTCTTTCTACCGCTTCAGTCTAACACGCAAGACATTTCAAGCGCTGCAATCGTTACTAAAACAATTAAGGCTTCAGGTCAGAAGAATATCTACTACACGTTGATTGAGTTCCACGAGTGGTCAAGCGACGGAAAGTACATCATTTCTAACGAGTTATACAGGTCTGAGAACTCTGAGCAGGTCGGTGGACGTGTGCCTCTAACTGAAGTCTATGAGGATTTAGAAGAACAAGTTGAACTTGACGGTCTAACAAGACCGCTTTTTTCATACCTAAAACCTCCTGGAATGAACAACAAGGACATCAATTCACCTCTCGGTCTGTCTATCTTCGACAATGCCAAGAGCACGATTGATTTCATTAATACGACCTATGACGAGTTCAAGTGGGAAGTCAAGATGGGCCAACGCAGAGTGGCGGTTCCTGAGAACCTTACAGAGACTCGAATGGTCAACAATGATGGAGACGTCCAACTTGTCAAACGCTTTGACACAGAGCAAAACGTCTACTTACGCCTGTCCACTAATGACATGGATGGG